GGAGACCAAGTGTTGCATGAGAAACAAAAAGTGTGCCCATCAGAATACATAGAACATGCATCTGATGAGCCACAGCTATTACATGGCAAGTGCCTCACGAACTCGCTGTCGGAGTTGTGCGTATGCATTAGCTTGTTGTTCGTGATAGTTAAACCAGTCATCAACAGCGGTAAAAAAACCTTTGATGATGTTGTCGGTAGTAGTCGGATCATCACCGTCTACATCAGCGAGCATGTCGCCAAAGTGTTCGGCGTAGAATTCAACTGAGCCGTACTTTAGGTTAGCCATTCAATTGGGATTGTTGTGTATGAACACCACGGGAAGCCGTGCTTATCACACCACTTCGCATAGGTTGTTTTAGATCCTTTGTAGATCTTGTTAAAGGGTGCTTGAAAGACGAACCGAATATCTAAGTCGGGATTGCAGATCTTTACTGCTTTCATCTTCCTTCGGTCTTCGCTTGTTAGGCGTCCCTTCACTTCGAGAAAGACACCATTCTTCAAATGAAAGTCGGGGAGATAGTTGCATTGCAATCGGTAAGGAATGCGACGGTCTTCGTATTCATAAGATACTTTCAAGCCATTGAGAAGATCAGCAACCTTCTCTTCCAGACCTGAACGGTATCCCATCAGTCGTTCAGTTGCTTTTCGATGATCTCTTCGACAATCTCCGACACCGCACGACGCATCTCATACTTGAAGTCAGAGCGATCCGCTTTGTAGCGGGTGACGCTGATCTCAGGCAGAGAGACAGTGAGGGTGCCTTCGTACAAGCCGAGGGCTTCGTTCTTAGTGCAATCAAAGGTAATCATCAGAAGTCGTCGTCGGTGGTGGTTTCGTCGTTGGAAGTAATGTTGGGTTCACCAGCTTTGAAGCCAGTGGTCTTGCCGAACAATTCAGCAATGTCGGTTTCACCCATGTCGCCAGTGTCAACACCAGCGGAACTGTTGAGTGCAATCACTTGGACACCTGCCAGCTTCAGGCTGGTGCCATAGGTGACACCATCTTTGAGGATGTAGGGTTTCTGGTAGAATGCCAGCTTCACCTTTGAACCGCCATACAGCGGGGTATCTTCGTTGGTGATCAGAGTACCTTCAGTGTCAACAATGGGAGGACGGCTTTCGTCATTCCAGCTGAACTTAACTTGGTACTTACCCTCACTCACTTCTTCCCACGGCTCAGGCTTGAGAGTGGAACGCTTGGGGTTCTTCAGTTTGGACTCTGCCCACTTAAGGACTTCAGTCCGTTCATCTTCCAGTTTGTCTACGGTTGCCTGATCGACAAGTGCAGACAGTTTATAGCCGAACTTACCCGGCTTCAGTACAGCTTGATAACCCTCAAGGATCACAGGCTGTTCAGTCTTATGAATGGTACGGTTTGCCATTAACAGAAAAAGTAGGTGGATTCAATAACCGACTCAGGCTCAAGGTCGCCTACAATCGGTGGATCAGTCTCAGCACCGATCTGGTGCTTGAAGTCAGTCAAATAGTCATGCTCTGCAAAGAGATGCATGTATGTCTCACGAACAAGCGTGGACAAGGTGGACATGTCTGTAGCTCTACATAACACGGAGTCGTGAATAAGAGCTATGGGTGCATCAAAGCGCAGTGCAGACAAGTGCAGAAGAGATGCGTCTAAGCTGTGGATGAGGTTGGGAGCTGTTGCGTTTTTGTGGTGAGTTAGGTCAACCTTGTCGGTGTCACCAGTTGCCAAAGCAATTTCACAACGACCAAGTAACTGAAGACTGATGATTTCAACTTGCTTCTTCATCAGTTTCTGTGTTACCACAAAACCTGAAGGAGTAGTCCAAGTCAGTTCAGTTGCTCCACGTTTAATTGCCTCTGCTACTTCACCTTCAATCCATGTCATGACCGCCATAGGACCAGGAACGACAACATTCATTGCATCCCTGACTGCTTTGACAGTAGCGGTGAGATCTTCTTTTTCAATCTCAACACCCTTGTCCTTCAACGCTTCACGGATGTACCCACGGTTGGAATACGGTTTAGCGTTGTAAGGAACAGTCATCACGACACGCTTCACAGTTTTTCTGTCCATGTACGGACGAATGGAAGCGGGACATTTAGGCGTAGCAGCCTCTGCAACGACCTTGTAAGCATCCTGAGGTTTATCGGATGGAAGGACGTTTACAAGTCGTGCTGTAGAGGCATCACGAGCAAGACCAGCAAGAATCTGAAGACCACTGCATGTAGCATCAGTAGCTACCATCAGTGAAGTATGAGAACGATCACATTCAATGACACAATGATAGTACTCCTCACAAGCTGCAAGGAACTGCCAAGGTTCATCGACACCTTCCCACTCATGCAAGTTACCCAGTGGGTCTGTAGCGATGATTGTGATTAGTTGATGGTTCTCAAGTGTCCATGCTAACCGCTCTTGCATGGTCGCTTTGTCAAGACCATATGTAGTAGCTACTTGAAAAGCTAACCAGTCACAGGCGTAGTCATCAACGAATGACTCCTCATAGAACTTCAACAATGATTTACCAAAGTCTGTGTCTTGAGGGGTAAGGAAGGCAGGGATAGGATAAGCTCTACCTCTGTAGTCAAAAGACCAAGGAATGAAGAACTTTTCCTTACCCTTAAACACCTTCACTGCATTCAGTGTCATTCGGGTACGGCAGGACCGTTGGAATGACTGAGCATTGACATTCATCACCTCAGCTGCCTTACGTCTGTAATCCAATCGAGACTCTTTGTTCTCTGCAATGTCTACAGGTTTAGGCGGTAGAGGCATCTCAATAATAGGGACAAACTTACCCACCTCAATCTGCCTACGTTCCAACTCTTCCGCTACATCAATGATGAACGGGTTCAAACGGTAGGCAACTTTCTGAATCTTGTTCAGAAATTTGATGGGTGTTTCTCCCTGTATACGCCCGTCATTGCCACGGCGCACCATGTCGTGACCACGCATGATTTCGTTGAGCAGGTAGCCGCCGGGTCGTTCGTTGGTCCAGTCGTTGGGCTCAATCAGCATTGGCCAAGCCATTGGGCTGAATAACTCAGCTGTGGCTACTACTTCGTCTTTAATTTCAAGAAACTCAGGAGTTGGGACAACGTATTGCATTGTCTTGCGTCCTTCCCTTCTCACATCACGCATAAACCAGTTAGTCGCTTCACAAATACAGTCAAGCAACCAGCCGCCAAGCTTGACACGGTTAGCACGTCCCCATGCCTGCCAATGAGGTACGTCATAGCGGTTCATAAGAGTACGAATCACCACAACCTTTTGGTGTGTACCTATTGACTTGTGCCAATAGTTTTTCTTTAGGGTTTCAAGTAACCCAGGCACGTTGCGTTCATAATGACGCATCATGCATTCGTTTTCGACAGCTTGACCGATAGTGTCGGTTACATTCTGTAGCTTGTTGCTGTTTGGTTTAGTACTGAATACAGTATCAAAGGTGACTTTACAAGCGATAGCTGCTGCTACCTCAGCTTCTACGTCAGTAAGATACTTATTGATTTCAGCAAAAGCTTTGCCTGTCTTCCTTTCGTAAATACGAGAGGTTGTAGCCTCAATCCTTTTAACAACTAAAGGGATGAGAGTTTCAATTGACGCTACACCGTACACGGATGCACTGGCGTAGGACTTGTCTTCTAACTTGCGGGTGTTATCGCGCAGTTGCTTGAGCCCTTGTCGAATCTGTTCACGCTCTAGTTCGACTTGCTCTTCAATCTGTGCGGGTGTAGGCATAAGCTAGTTAATAATGGTGATGTATTCATCCATTGCTTGGTCAATGAGTTGCTCTTGGATCAAGTCCAACAGTTCCTCACGGTGTGGATGGTTTGCAATTTCAAGGGCGAGTTGCTTGGTGCGACGTTGAAGGGTTGCTTCAGTCATCATCATCTTCGAGTTCATCGGTGGATTTCATGATAATGTGGTGGATTGAATCGTGATTACACACGGTAACCTCGATGTCAGGAGTACGCATAAGGCGTCTCATCTTTTCTTCAGCGGCGTGGTCACGTTGATACACAATCTCCTTGACCTTGCCTGTTTTGTTGTCCGTGATACGCATGATGCAGGACACAGACCCAGGCAGCTCCCAGCCCGCTACCTTCCATGACATCAGTTCATCAAAGGTGTGAGGCTGGAAGAGTTCATCAGGTGCGTCCTTGTATTCTTGCCAGTTATTGGGAAAGTACTTCTTACCATTCATCAGCTTGTCGTACATCAATCAGTTCGTCATCACGTTCAAAGGACAATTCAAGAGCCATCCATGCGGCTGATTCGGAATCGGGCGCTAACAATGAGATAGTGCCTGAACGAAGTGTCACGTCATACAGTCTCGGTGGTTGAGCTGGGATCATCGGAGGACTTGGTGGAGGAACGTTTGCGGGTGGGCTTGGGCTTGGGCGGTGCGTCCATGAGTTGTTTGTACTCATCACGCAACTCTTTGTACTGCTCAACCGTTGGTGTGTTTGGTGTGCTGTAGTAATGCAACCAACACTCAACAGCGTTCAGGATTAGCCATTCCTTTGATTTCATGATGGGAGATACGGTCTAAACGGTGGATGATGTTGAGAAGCTGCGTCCTTGTGAGAAGACCACGTTTGTGATCACACAAGGCTTGATCTTCTAAGTCCTTGAGTGTTTGCTCATTCATTTAGTTTAGCTACATAGTCTAAATAAAGCTCGAACCAGTAAGAATAACCATGGTTTGTTTTGTTGATCGTCTGTTGCCAAGGTGTAGTCAACAGTTTGTGGGTGTCGTTCAGTAGCCAATAGTTCATCTCCTCAGTTGTAACAAAATCAGACATGTGTGAACTCCTGGTAGTAAATGAACTCCAAAGCGTAAGCTTCAGTCTCTCTCCACCATTCATGTTTCATATCAGTCAGATCTTGACGGACATGAACTAACTCATGGATAAGAGTTTTGATGTAATCCTTGCGTTCAAGGTCACGGTGGATTTCAATCATGAACTCATCGTCTTCCCTGTATTGCCAACCAGAAACACCTTCACCATTGAGGCGTCTATGATGTAAGACAATTGGTGCGTCCTTGATCAAGGGTTCTTTCGTACACATGAACGAATAGACACTCTGAGAGAGGCGTGGTCTTATCTTTTGACCAGAGGATAAAAGCATTAAAAAAAGCGCCTCCCGTGAAGGAGACGCCCGTGCGTCCTTGTGATTGTGAACATGGGTTAGGGTTGCTGTGCTTTAGCGTAGGTCTTAAGCATAGCCTCCAACGTTGAATGAATAGAAGAAAAGGCAGAAGTAGAGAGGGTTTCTCTCCACAACTGCCTAAACTTCTCCGATTGTTGGAGACGCTGTGCGTCCTTGTTAGTCATGCAATGGCGAGGGATTCGAGGTGTTCAGCCTTGTTCTGGCAGTACAGCTCAACGACGAACCAGACGGCAGTAGTTTTGAGGGACATGATGTCCATGCAACCGCCAAGCCTTGAGAGTTCAGCGATCCAGTCATTACCGAGGATGTCATAGCAGACGTCCTCTACTGCGTCCTCGTGATCATCGAAGAATTGGTTAGTGTCCTTGTGGTAGATGAAACCAGAGACACCACCAGAGCAGCCGTGAGAAGCTACGTCCTTGATCTCTTCGATATCGTCGAAGCGGTCGGCTAAAGCCTTGGTCAGTTCTTCGGTGTAGAAGAGCATGGTTTTTGAGATGTTGGGTGGGTGTAGCTTGAAGGCTACAGAAAGCCCGAAGCATTGAAGCTAGGGGCTGAGTGTAGACATCAAAGGAATCAGACCCAATTGGGTTTGGGTGTGGTTGCCAAGTAGTAGTAGGCACGACCATGGTCAGCTACTTGATACTCACGCAGCATTGCATACGCTTCAGTGCGAGTAGGGAACTCATCACAGGTCTCGTCGTAGCGACCTTCTTGGCGGTTGATGTAGTAGGTCATCGGTGGTGCGTCCTTGGGTTAGATGAACAGACGGACAATGAGTCCGCCAAGACCAGCAGTCAATAGCAAGAGGCTAAGCGCTGGTGATGTGCTGCAGGCTGCAACGGTGAAGACTGCAACAGAGAAGAACAGGAGCATTGATTCGATGGGTGTGTCGAACACCGGCATATTACAGACGGTCTGGGTCTGCTGCGAGTATCGACACATTTCGTAATGGTTATTTGTCCAACCACACTCTTGGCAGGTACCCACGCCAAGCATCGCCCAGGTCTCGTTAGCCGAGAACGCTGTGGTGGACTGGGTTTTCAAGGTTCGTGCTGCAATGTAGTCGGGTTGGTGCTGGTGTCAACGTGTTGACTGATTAAAGCTGCTTATCAGTATTGATTAGCTTTGCTTATGTCGCGCCACAGATCGCGAGAGATCGAGACAAGCCAAGCCAGTTGCGAGCGGTTCTCAACAGTGTTCGACAGCATCAAGCAGCATTAATCTGTAGCAACGGCTACCAATTCCCAGCCCTTAGCTCTGTTCAGCGTACCTGCAGTACGCACAGGTACTCAACGGATTGGACACAGAGTTTCCAGGGGGCACCCCCACGAGGGGGGATCTGCGACCCTGCGTATACGTTAATAGGTTTAAGAAATTTTTGTCAAAAATCTACGGTTTCCGCAGTATAACACTGTTTAGCCCGGTGATAATTCAGGTGAGCCGCTTCTATAAGACAGAAAGAAGTCAGAAGCACGACAATAATCACTTTCATAGACCGTATAAGACCGAATAACACCGGTATCAGTAATAGTTTGTAGGTAATACAGCGAAGGACCGGTTTGAACCAGTCCAACGATGCACATATTCAGGAAAAGGTTACACATCGCTCCATACTGCCGCATAAACTTGCGGGAAACACATAGCTATTAGCTGTTTACATTGATCTGCTATCACCTTATGTTCTTTCTGTGTCCCATTACTACACCTCAGGTCACAGTAATGAATCCAAGACCTAAGTGTTCCATTCATGTACATTCGAGTAGGAGTACTGAGTGGTAAGACATCCCTTGCACACTCCTTAGCTACACCGGCTTCAAGCAGTTTACGGTAAACAAGCTCCGAATGTTTATAGAGTTGCTTAATTTCTTGTTTAAGGAACAGGTCTTCTTCTTCTACTTCTATGCTGTTCTGGCGGTTCTTACTGTCTTGCAACCTTAGTTCCGGTTGAACGCCGGTACCAAGCAGACTAGCATCAGCATACCGCTGACTAAACTCTTGAAAGCTAAAGGAACGGTGTCTAAGGATCTGTGCAGCAATAGACCGAGTAGTTTCTATCTCTACACACATGTTCACCATTTCAAACGGTGACCAATGTTTATGTTTAATGAGGTACTTAATAAGCTTAGCACTGGTCTCAGTGTTGTGTTGATTAGCTGGGTTGCTAACACGTGCCATATAAGCTACTAACTCATCACCTTTGTTAGTGTGGTGAACTAGTTGTACTTGGTGGTGGTGGATGGACATACAGTAGTAAAAGCGTCTTTGATTCAGTCGGTGGGGAACTGTGAAGAAGAACCAGTAGAATTGGTCGTCTTGTTTCTGTAGGCTTGAGGAAAAGGGGAAGATTTGTTGTCTTCCCCCGGTACAGGAAGTCGGGTCCACCCTTCCCTTCTCCCTGTATACGCCCGTTATTGCGTCAAATCCACCTATGACTGCCTTTAGAAAGCCCTCTAGCTTGTTGTCTTTGCTCTAAGCTGAAGCCCAAAGCCAGGTGGTTAGTCGCTTGCTGAGGGTCATCTAAGAAGGACTCAAGCATGTCATTCCAATCATCTCGCTTACGTTGTTTAATCACCTCTTGTGCCGAGATAGACATGGCGTCTGTGAAGTATTTAACGCCTTGTGCAAGTGCGTCAAGACGGTCATCGTGTCTTACTGCACCTTTTTCCCGACACATCCTGCTCATCTGATAGAAGAGCATATAGAGGAGACGTTTTTCTGGAGCGTCGTCTTTATTTGAGTTGTAGTCCCAGTCGATGACATTACGATCAACAACAAGGCGGTGTTGATTAAGGATAGGCTCAAGGGCATCAATAATACGTTCTTCTTTTCGGACATTAGCTCGTACCTCTTCTACGTCAATTCCTTGTTGTGTCTGTTGTAGATGTTTCTTAAATAGTTCAGCGACAAGACCGTCACCGAAGTTAGTCTCAACGACAAGTTTAGTAACGTTAAACTTCTTACAACCTTTTAGAATGTCCAGAAGCGTATTGTCTGAGTATCCGTCTCGATAAGCTCGCACTTCGTGCAAGTACAAATAACCGTTTCGTTGGGAGATATAAGCTGCTGCCGTTTCATCTGTACCACGACCCGATGGGTCAACTGAGCAGATTGTTTCTTGGTAAGGACCCCATTCTCCTTGTAGCTGCATTGGAGAGTAGAAATAGTCTCCAGGTAACCCAACAGTCGGGAGTTCTTTGATGACGTTTCTAGGATCGCTGCACCAGATGATGTCATCAGGAGCGGACTTAGGATTAACACTGGTGACGATAAGATCAGCCATCTTGAGGGGGAATTTTTCAGCATCGCTGAGGCTTGTGTCAAGCATGAACTGCAGCATAAAGTTGCTGCGTCCCATTGCTGCTTCACGTTCGAGAAGATCTTCATGGCTAAAGCGGTCAGGGTCAGTTACACTCCAAGGTTCAGCACCCATATCAAGGTCTTCTTGGAGTTGCGGTGCAATTAAACCTTCGTAGTTAGCCAGTTTACGAGGAACACGAGCTGGCCAAACAAAGGGGCGGTAATTACGTTCTGCAAGTTTACGATAGATTGTAAAAGTTGTCTGCGGTGTCCCAAGGTACATAATCCTTGAGTCATTCTTAGGCGTAAGAATTGATTCAGCCTCCGTACAGAGTTGAAGCAACTTCTCACGCATCATTTCCGTCATAGAGTTACCAGGCACCTCCACGTCATCCAGAATCATTAGGTCTGCACGTGAACCAGTCAGCTGACCCGTAATACCAACGGATTTAACCGACGGAGCCTGGGACGGAGAGCAGTTAACATCGAAGCTAATACGAGACCACCGAGCATCATCCGCCTTTGGTCTCAGGTGAACCAACCAAGGTGTTTCAATAATAAGCTTCTGAAGGAAGATACTCATGTTGTCTGCTCGCTCTTTAGAAGCGGAGATGATCATGATCTTCTTCTCAGAATCATTAAAGAGAGTCCAGAGCACAAAGGCACCAGTAATCCAACTTTTACCGACACCACGGAACGCCTGGATCTGTAGTCGTTTAGGTCCGTGTTGCAGGTAGTCAGCAATGGCGTATTGTGCTCTGGTTGGCTCCGGCAAGTCTAGTTGCGACCACAGGGCTTGTAGGAATACTTTAAAGTCGCCCTGTAGGGCTTCTAAAACGTTGCTCATAATAAGAGTTATTCTTCGGGGGTAGATTCAGTTACAGGCGGTGCAACGTACCGACGTTTTTCATTAAGGCGGCGAAGATTTTCAACAGCATCATTGTGTGAATATCCAAGCCGGACGATACCGCCTTCACCAACAAGTTTGAAACCGCCTTCAGCTAGGTTATCTGCACCTTTAATAAGTTTTGCTGTCATAAAAAAAGCCGCCCCGTTTGGAGCGGCGGTATTGTTAGTTATTAGTCACGAGGACCACGTGCGGTGGTGTTACCACGTGCACGATTCTTCTTAGCTTGTTCCAAGGATTTCTTGTAAGCTTTTTGCCGTTCAGCAGCAAGTTCTGCTTTACGGATTTTAAGAAGTTCAGCCTTCATAGCTGCTGCATCAGCTTTCTTTTTAGCTGCAGCTGCTGCCCGCTTTTTCTTGTCGGCTTCAGAAAGTTTAGGCGCTTGTGCCTTAGAAACAGAAGCAGGTTTGCGGGAAGGTGCTTGTTGTTTAGCTGGCTCAGCTTTAGGAGTGGTCTTAGGCTTAGGAGCTGCTGCAAATGCTTTTGCTTCAGTTGCTTTGTAGTCAGCAGGAAGCCCTTGAACCTTTTTAACGCGACGACCTTGACGATCACGTTTGGTCGTTCCTTCACGTGCTTCTGCGGCACGACGGTAGTTACCGCTTCCACGGAAAGGTGTGTTGCCTGTTTTAATGTTGCGTTCGCGGTCACGCTTAGCCCGATCAGACATTTCTTTGACTTCACCAGCTGCAGCAACAGGAGTCGCAATCCTACCGATAAGTTTGCCAACAGCAGCGCTACCAGTAGAACCTTTTACGCCACGTACTGCACGTCCCAAAGCGCCACCTTTTTTGCCAGGCGGGAGTGCTTTTTGTCCTGAGCCACCTTTAATCTTCAGTTGAGATTTAGAAGGCGTAACATCTTTGACTTTAACCTTTTCAACTTTAGTAGAAGTAGGTTTAGATGTTTTAGTTTTAGTCAAAGCGCCTGCTTTTTTCTTTGCGGCTTGCTGTTCTGCCCGCAGACGCATCTGCCGTTGACGCATAGTTTCAGTCGGTTTTTTTGCCTTGCTTTTTTTGCGAGGTGCCATAATTATTTAATGTGCGATAAAATAAGGTTTTCTCTTGGCGTAATACCAAAAGTTTGTCTCATCCAAGATAACCAGTTACTGGTACCTTTGTTCTGATTACATTTCCTGCAGGATGAAACCAAATTTCTTGTTGTCGTTTCTCCTCCATAAAAACGAGGTACAACGTGATCAAGAGTAAGCTCATGTAGTTCATAATGTTCTCCACAATAGACACATTGACAGTTGAAGTGTTCCTTAATGGCTTGTCGCCACAGACGTTTCGCTTCAGGGCTAGTCATGGTTATTAGATTTTGCAGGTAGTGATCAGGGGTCGGCAACAGCGGGGTCATAACTATGCGTACTTCTTACCGGTACGGGGTCTACGGCGGTTAGACGAAGGTGTTTCCAGTTTGCCGGTTGTTTTACCAGTGTGAGAAGCATCTTTTTCGTCACCATTACCATAAGTACCAAGTTTACGATTAAGTTTGTTAGCAGCAGTACGAATCTTCAGACCATTATTGGTCTTGTTGTACGCTTTTTGCTGTTTACGCCGCCGTGCGGCTGCCTTAGGGTTTGACTTGTAGTAATCAGAAGTTTTTTGAGCCATATAGCCTCTTCTGTACCATTTCAGGATCGATCTTGGGCATGACTGTCGCAAGTTTATCCAGCGGGTTGCCTTCATATGCAACACCACTGATGTCATTTTTGGCTAACCAGTCACAAGCTGCTTTGAGATCTTGTGTCGTGGCTTCACCAGATTTAATTCGTGCGAGGAATTCAGATGTAACAAGGTTGTGAAGCTCGTTAAACTGATCCTCAGTTGCTTTTTTCTTCATTTGTCAAAGACACAATTGGTACAATGTCGTGACACAGTACCTCTACCCGAGACCCAGGACGGAACGTAAATCCAGCCTTC